ATAATACAAGGGGGCTTTTCCCCGCCCTACGCGCATTTGTTTAATAAAATGCTTCGGGATGTATAACATACGCCCTAATCGGTTACGCCTCGTAAGTTTAATCTTATTCATTTACTCATCAACAATCTGATTACCTCTTTTAATTTCACTAAAAAACTTAGGGTTATATATTAAAAGACTTGCATGACATACAGGACACCCATAATCAAATCTAACAGATTCATATTCTATATTTGTTATAAGATACCCACACTCAGGACATTCCCATACATCAACTATACCTTCCACATTCGGTTCCATTTTATGTCGCCCTCATTATTTGTTCAGGCGACATGTTCGCAACGACCTGTCTGGCCTGCTCAGCCGCTCGCTGCTGTATGGCCACCCTTTGTTCGGGAGAAGGCTGTCCGGCCATTTGTGGCTTTCCCGAAGGTCTTACTGGCTGTCCTGTTGTTAAAGCCGCCTGCTCCTGTACAGGCATCTCTTCCGGCTCTCTGTAAACGTCAGATATATTCCAAATATCCAATAATCGCTTCCAAAGTTCCTGAACATCTGTAATCTGATTCAATTCAGGAGTCTTTATGGCCATCATAATCGCCTGCATCAATGTCTGAATCTGCTCTTTTTTTAATAGCAAAAGGCTCAAACCGCCTACGTTGAACTCATATTTACTCGTGAAATTAGAAAATTGAATTAAAAGACTATAGCTACCCTTCAAAATTGGCTTAATCGAGTTAAGCTCTAACTCTCTTGCAATAACATCAAACAGTCCTTGCGATTCGCTGGTTTTTATCTCAATTTCGCCAAGCGTCTTAGCCTTTTTACCAGGCATCCCCATTAGAAACTCAGTTACTGCATTAGCCTCCTGAATCTCAGTACCAAGAATATCAAATATATTAAAAACGTCCCGACCAAGTGGGGTCAATTGCACCTCATTTATCACCTGACCCGCAACATTAGTAGGTATCATCTTACCTGGGTAAATCGAGAAAATATCCTGCGGTCGCTTTAACGCCGTTGGCTGGTAGGTCATAACCTTATTGACTGTGAAATTTAGGTTATCAATCATCATATTGAGAACGTTATTAAGCGTATACTGTAATCTTACCCCCGACTCAACAAGACTAACGCCACTGGTTCCACGGTGTGGGTAAACTATAGGCACAGTTAAGTCATGCGGGTACATACCATTTTCGAAGGGATTGTCTTGCTTGCGAATCAAATGTTTCTCATTAACCAGCATCATGAGTTGGTTCTCTTTCATCGTCTTACCGTCTTTACTAACAATGTTACCCCAAAACTCCAAAATGCCTACCTTTTTGGATACCTTACTATATTGGCTTAATCCCCTGCGTTGCCTCTGTTCTTCCTGTTTTTCCGCCTTTTGATAATCAGCCTTTATCTTCTCAATCTCAGACATATCAAAGATATTACCATCTGCTGTTGCTTCATTAGCGGATTTAGCCATTCTGCGTAACTTGGCAAGACTCATCTCTTTGAACTCTATAACATAATCAGGGTTCTCATCCTCAAACGGCATATAATTAGGACTAATATATAAATTCAAAACGTCAATATTCTCGAAACGCAGTTTCTTCTGTTTGTCATCCCACAGCCGCTTTAAGTCACCCAAACCCAGTAACATAGCTGACTTAATCATTTCACCATAAGCACTGGAAAAATTACTTTTCTTTAATTCCTTCTTAAATCGCTTCTCATCCTCAGCCATTTGGTCTTTAAGAATATCTAACTTTTTCTGCGCATTATCAAGAAGTCGCTGCGTCTGTTCTTTTTTCTGTGGGTTGTCTTCTTCAGCGAGATTAGACTTCAATTCTCTAATCTGAGCATTAAGTGGGGCCGATACCTCGTCGAGTAATTCCATAGTAAACAGTTTGCTTGTCTGGAGTATCGCCCTCTTAACAAGCGAAGATGCCCTCTCTATCGCCATAAATATCTTCGGAATGAATACCTTTGACTGCCAACTCTTCTTCTTAGACCAATCCTCCTTATTTTGGTACAGTAACCAAAGTTCCCGCTGAGCGGCACGTCTGTCTTTAGACGCCTTCTCAGCCTCCCTCTTACAGTCTATGATATACTTTATAAGATATTTATCATCGTCAAGACTGCCATCGCCCTCATCTTCTTCGATTATAGGCTGTTCAGTGTCCTTAGACTCTTGTGTTTTTTTAGCTTTCTTCTTTTTCTTGGCCATTGGCTTCAATGCCTTTTAACTTACCTTCAAAAAAAGATATTACAATCTCACCCGTGAAGGGTACTTTTCTTCTCAACACTCGACTAATAATCCTGTTTATCCAAAACTCACCTGGATATTTAGTTTCTTGCTCTTCCTGTTCGTTTATCCGACCCACAATTTCATCGAGTTTCGCTGCAATTTTATAAAACCATTTCTCTATTTCAGCCCATACCCCTATTTCAAGAGGATGCCCCTTTTTGTTCCCTCTATCTATCTTTTCCATTCGCTAATCCCTTGTCTATATTCTCACAAAAATAATACTGGTCGTTATCTATCAAAGCCCGCTTCACGCCTCTGCTACGTAAAAACTCGCATATCTCACGCCGCCTACCCTGCTCTGTATTGGCAGGCTCATTCTTCGGTTCAGGCTCTTCAAATCCTACCAAAAGTGATATTAGCCGACTGGTCATCCCGCTTGGGTTCTCCTTGCTATTAAGGCCACGTATGTATCAGTTCCATTGTCATTGCTACTGCAAGTTACATTACTTACTAAAAGCCACCCTTCATTGCCAAGCCTGTTTAATTCCGCTTTCAGTTTGAGACCCGAGTCCACGCAAGTCCTCGTTGTAAAACACAACTCTGAATATTCATATTTATCCATTCACTTCTCCATTAGTCAGGTCATACCGCCGTTTCCTACCTTTCCTCAATTTTGTAAGCCTTTTTGTGTAACTGAGCATTTCTACGGTCTGCACACAAATTCAGCATTTTATCTTCCGGTGACTCTTTAATAATCAAGTGATTCCCTGATTTTACATATCTCTTTCCGAGACAACACCACCAAAGACATTTCCAAAACCATTTTTTTATTTTTTTTATCATCTTATCTTTAAACAGCAGTACGAATACTGTAAGAATCCGCTACATCTGACTCAGCCGGAAAAAAATCGTCATCATCAGGATAGACAGCCTCATCATCAAACTCTATCTTTCCAAGTCCCCACAGGCCATATACCAAACAATCAGCCTTATTCGGACTCCGGCCTAATCTGTCAGCCTTTTTCAGCTTCTCCTTAGATTCTACCTTGTAACCCTTCGGTGTTAACTCAAATCCAACCGCTGCCAATTCTTCTATTAGTTCAGGGTCGTCAGGAATACTTACCATACCCTCGGCAAACATCTTCTTAGCAGCCCACCACATCTCTGCCCTCTGGTTAAAGTAGCCAGTAAACTTGTCCTCCTGCCGACTGCCAGTCTTGCGGGAATCAGCTAAAACTATCGGCTCATTCATTTTATTCAGGAAGTCTCTCGTAGAGGCGCCTATGCCTATATTGTCTAACACGGTCGTCTGACCCTTAATCTCTTTACGCATAATCTGGCACTTGGCAGCTATCTGGGAACCATCTTTTTCGTAAAAGAAGTCGTGCCTGACTATCTCACCATTTTTCAGGCCATATACAACACCCAAATCGCCACCCATTTCGCACGGATCACAAGCCACAAGAGTCTTTTGCCGCAATTCTATCAACTTCCTGCCTACAGCAGACATTATATGGGAGTATGGAATAACCTTATCTTCAGTATCTACATCCTCCCAGCTATTCATAACGAAGCGGTTGTAATGATGCGGAGACTCTACTTTAAGTCTTGCAATGTCCTGGATAAAGTCAAGACTAAGATTACTCTTATTGTCAAACGTAGTTGCTTCGAATAACGCATAATGATTCGGGTCGTAAGCGTCTCGCAACTGCCCCTCGGTAAGACCAGTTTCTTTTACCAGTTCTTTTAGTACCTCCACCGTTAATTTCGGCAGGTCTTTCAGTTTCCAATACTTGTATAGCCAATTATGGCCCTTGGTATTAGCACTAATGCAGCCGTAATGAGGTATACCCGCCCTCCTGAGGCGGCCCCTGAGCATCTGAAACTCTCTATCTGTTTCGAACTCCTCGGCTTGCTCTATACTAAAGCCACCGAGGTTCATATTCTGCAAAACTTCAGATTTGTTTATCTGCTCGCCGTGCCTGAACATAATAACCGAATCAGAGGCATCAGCAGGCCATTCCTTGTTCCTTATCTTGACGTTATGGTCACTGCCAACCTTCAAGCCCGTGTAGCCCTCGAAGTCAGGAATAGTCGAATCCTCCAGTCTCGTCATCTCTTTGCGGACTATCAACCATTGATTGCCTGGATACTTCTGACACTCCAATACAGGCTTTAAGCAGCAGGCAAACATTGAATTATGAGTGGCAATGAACGACCTCGTTACTAAAAACAAGCCATCCTCACTATCGACCGTTAAACATCGCATCTTAACATTGTTCACAACTTCATAACCAACAATCCATCTGTTATTTCTTCGTGATAGTTGATTTGCCGTAGAACTGTCAATCCGCGACTGTTTTCGCTCAATATTGAATATTCTTTTTTTAGTCTTAAAGGCTACTCGGTACTTTTCTCCACAATCTTTTCCATCAATAGTAGCCCTACCTGTATATATACGAGCCTTAATACCAAGACCATTTACTAATTCGCAAACATCCTCAGCAAGTCGCTTATTTATAGAAGTATATTCACAAATACCGTCCCGACCATCAACATAGCCATCGGTGTCCATTAATCCGCGAAGAAGTTCCATTCTTTGTTCTACGATTGCATTTTGGTATATCTCAGGAATATACTTGTTTTGGCGGACACCGAGCAACCCTAATTGCTCAGTCAACGTCTTGCCATTGTGTCTGTGGGAATTCGCACCATTTGAAATGCCATATATATTGCTACTCTTGCACTTTCTCGGTGTAACAATATATCCATCAAGAGCGATGCTCTCTAAAACCTCGAAATCCTCATTAGTTATAGACATCTCACGAGACGTACCATCGCCAAGCCAAGCACCAAAAGTGTATGGCATTATAGGAAGTTTCTTTTTCTCCCCAAAAAAAGCACCACAAACAGGAATCCGGTGGTTAGAGCAATAGTCATCTTTGGTCTTAAGTGTGTCTACTATTTGCTGTGTAGTTTTAACGCTACCCTTTTTTCTGCGGCCGCGGACAATCGACTGGTTCTCAGCGTTGTCTATCGTGTACCATAAATGCCGCGGGTCGCACAATATTTCTTCTCCAGAATCGAACCTTAGTTTATACGCCTTTGAAACGTCAACTATATTGTGCGCAACTAAAACTTTTACAAGATTGCCGGTGAGATTGTAAACTATATCACCAGCAACAATATCACCCATTCTCTTCCAGCCGCCGAGCACCTTCACTTCTTCATCAAGCGAGAGAAGCTTACCAGTCCCCCACGCCGATATCATCGCAGGATACCTGGCCTTAGACTCCATAAAGTCTGCTTGGAAACCTTTCATTTTGATTCGCTTATTTGTCATAACTACGGGTATCTCGGCCCTATCCAACAAGCAAAGCTCTCTAACTTAGCTCGTAACCACTTGCGTAAACTGTAAAATCGCGTCGTTTTCCTAACCATCTTGTAATATTCGTGCATTAAACCACTCATTCTCTCTCCAATATAATATTGACCGAACCGCCAAAGTTGACGTCCTTCGTATCTCTTTGGTCGAGCAAATTCTTGCCCAGGAATATCAATAAGGCAGGATTACCCTTCTCAACTGCTTTATTCTGGGCTACTAATAAGTTATATTTACGTTCTGCCCTCTTTTCAGCGATTAAGTCCCGAAAACGTTCTTTCAAAGTAGTCTCTGGAATGCCAGTTAATCTTGCAATAGTTTTGTCATAACAACCCGCAAGAGCATATTCTGTAATTTTTTGTATTTGTTCTTCAGTAAATTCTCTAAGCGGTCGAGCCATACTTTATACTCACTTTCCTTTTAGGTGGCGCCATTATACCTCACCTCTCTGTGTCTCAAGCACACTCCATACCATCCTTACACCTACAATCGTAACCTCAGGCATGAACTCCGCTCCGCCTATATTAACATCGTCATCATAAGCTACTACACTATCACCGGCATAAATACTTACCGAACCTGTATTTGTGTATAGGTTTGCGTGGCCCGCATCTGTCAACTCCACTGCTGACTGGCCATCCCTAACCGTATCGTCAGGCTTTAATATCTTAACTGTAATAGTATCCAAACCTGCCGTTGCATACTGAACCTTTATTATGCCCTCGTTAGCCATTATTGTTTTTTTGCTTCCTTTTTCTTCTTTAATTGAGTATCGAGATACTCTTTCGTAGCTACCTTTGCAAAAGCTGCCATAGGAGAATTAGGGTGTATTACTACATTTATAATTTCTCTTATCTGTGGCTCGAGTAATTCCACGGCCACGCCCTGATTGATTTTACGGGCTATATCAATCATATCAACCGTCCGAGCAGTAAAATAAATGCAGTTTGCGATTGTTTTGTGAATATCCGTTTGGCCTTTAACTGGCTTGCCTGCTATATCACGCAGAACAACTTTTGTAAAATCAATCTTCATATTTATTCTCCTTATTTTAAACGGATTCTTTGAAAATTGTTATGTAAAGTTCCTTTTGCAATCGCCTAATTCTTGAATTCCA